GTTGGTACCGAAGTAAACACTAAGCAACTCTTTGAAGCGTCTGAGCACTTCAACTGTTCTCTTGCTACTGTCAAGAAAAGACTTAAGCAATACAAACAAGGTATTGGTAAGTGGAACCTTACACTTCAAGAAAAACTTGAGCAAACTTATCAAGCACCTTCTGCAGTTCCTGCTATCAAACAAAATCTCATCCCTAGCAAAGATGGTAACTTTGTTCCTTTTGGTAACTTCACTGACGTAAAGAAGATTATCAGATCTAAAATTTTCTACCCTACATTCATTACAGGATTGTCAGGTAATGGTAAAACATTTTCTGTCGAACAGGCATGTGCCGATCTAAATAGAGAATTAATTCGTGTCAACATTACAATTGAAACAGATGAGGATGATCTCATCGGTGGTTTCAGACTTGTTAATGGCAACACAGTATGGCACAACGGTCCTGTAGTAGAAGCACTCCAAAGAGGTGCAATACTATTACTTGACGAGGTTGACTTAGCATCTAACAAGATCTTATGTTTACAATCTATTCTTGAAGGTAAAGGTATCTTCTTGAAAAAGACTGGTACTTATGTTGAACCTGCAGCAGGTTTCAATATCATTGCTACTGCAAACACCAAAGGTAAAGGTAGTGACGATGGTAGGTTTATTGGTACTAACGTTCTCAACGAAGCGTTCCTTGAGAGATTTGCTTTGACATTTGAGCAAGAGTATCCTACTCCTAAGACAGAGCAAAAAATACTTGAAAAAGTTGCTGCTGCTCTTGGTAAAAAGGATGCTGAGTTCTGCACTAATCTTGCTAACTGGGCAGACATCATCCGTAGAACATTCAATGATGGTGGTATTGATGAGGTTATCTCTACTCGTAGACTTGTACACATTATGCGTGCATTTGCTATCTGGGGTGATCGCATGAAAGCAATCAAGGTTTGTGTAAACCGTTTTGATGACGAAACAAAACAATCATTCTTAGAATTATATGATAAGATTGATGCGGGAGTTGACCTAAACAAAGAGGAAGATGACGAAACCGTTTAATGGATATCTAGGACACATCCTCCGTCTCAAAGACGGTAGGAGTGTTCGCATTTTAGGGGACGCAGGAGATGAATGGAAGGCAACACATAAGATAAATGTGATTGACCTTGACGGAAATGAATTTCAATGCTATCATGGTGACATAGATCATGTATGGAGTGAGAATTGAAATACAATGAGGATGAGATTTTAAAACAGATCTCAGAATACATCTCTAGTACCTATGGTGCACACTACAGTAAACATGGGATCCAAACATTGGATCTTATTGATTCTGTTGGTGATGCTGAAGCATTCTGTAGGTCTAACATTTTGAAATATGCTTCGAGGTATGATAGAAAAGGAACAGCAAGAAAAGATCTTTTTAAGATTGTTCACTATGCAGTTCTTCTTCTACACTTCAGCGATAAGTCTGCTAGAGCAGCAGAACTAAACGCAAACACACCTACATCCTTTTCAGTTGATTATGACAAATGAGTAAAGTAACTTTATCTGAACAAACGCTTGACGTTCTTAAGAATTTTTCTAGTATTAATTCATCCATTGTATTCAGAGAAGGTTCTACAGTTAGAACAATTTCTAATGCAGAAAACATTCTCGCAAAATTTACAGGAGAAGAATTCTTCCCCACAGACTTTGCAATCTATGACCTTAGTCAATTCTTAGGTGGTCTTTCATTATTCAATGATCCACAACTAGAATTTACAAGTAAAGATTTTGTAAACATTAAAGGTGGACGCAACTCTGCTAAGTATTATTTTTCTGATCCTGAGATCACATTGAAGAGTGCTCCAGAAAGAAATGTAAATTTTCCTGGTGCTGACATTCAGTTTAATTTAACTGCTGATGATCTTCTATCACTCCGTAAGGCATCGGCAGTGTATGGACTTCCTGATCTTACAATTTATTCAGAAGATGGATCAGGTGATATCAAAATCATTTTGCGTGATAAAGAGAATGACACAAGCAATACCTATGACATTACTGTGAGTGGTAATTCTACTGGCACCTTTAGTCTTGATCTCAAGATAGATAACATCCGTGTTCTACCAGGTGATTACACTGTTAAAGTATCTAAGTCCTTGATTTCTGAGTGGAAACACAGTACAATTAATTTGACATATTATGTTGCCTTAGAACCTTGAATATATTTGTAACTGACCCATCACCAACTACATCTGCTAGACATCTACCAGACAAACATATTGTCAAGATGCCTCTAGAAACCTGTCAGATGCTTTCTATTGTTTGTTCTGACAAGTGGGGTCACAGTTACGGTGATCTACATCGTCTTGATGGTCAAGCATACAAGACAGAGAAAGGTGCATTTCGTAATCATCCATGCACTGTATGGGCAAACGATTGCTTAAAGAATACATGGTGGTTACTTGCTCATGGTCTTGCTCTTTGCAACGAGTACGAGCATCGCTATGGCAAGTCACATAGTTGCAAGAATACATTGATAGAAGCAACAACTATCATACCTCTTGCTACAGATCTATGGCATGACGCACCATCATCATTTACATTTGCAGGTCCTGACGAGTTCAAGTACGATACAAGTATTGACATCTTCACTGCATACAAAAAATACATTGCATCTAAACCTTGGGTTGCTACAAACTATTTGCGTGATCCTTCTCGCAAACCTGATTGGATTTAATTATGAGTAAAGAGTTTTTGTGGGTCGAGAAGTATCGACCCAATAAAGTTAAAGATTGTATTCTTCCTGATAGTATCAAAGAAGTGTTTCAAGGTTTTGTTAATCAAGGAGAACTTCCTAATTTACTTTTGAGTGGTACTGCAGGTGTTGGTAAAACAACTATTGCTAAAGCATTGTGTGAAGAAATTGGTGCTTCTTATATTGTTATCAACGGATCAGATGAAGGACGTTTTCTAGATACTGTTAGAAATCGTGTTAGACAATTTGCTACTACAATCTCTCTGACCTCTGGAGCATCTCACAAGGTCGTTATTATAGATGAAGCAGACAACACAACCAACGATGTGCAACTCTCCCTCAGAACTGCTGTAGAAGAGTTTCATGGAAATTGTCGTTTTATCTTTACATGTAATTTTATCAATAAGATTATTGAACCATTACATTCTAGATGTACTGTAGTTGATTTTAGAATTAAACCTGAGCAGGCAACAGCATTACAAGGTCAATTTTTTACTCGTCTTATATCCATTCTTAAAAGTGAGAATGTTACTTATGAAGATAGAGTTCTTGCTAAACTTGTAAAACGTTACTATCCAGATTGGAGAAGACTTATCAATGAGTGTCAACGCTATGCTGCTACTGGTAGTATTAGTTCTGCTATTCTTGTAGACGTTGCTGATGTTAACCTTGATACTTTACTTTCTTCTTTAAAGAAAAAAGAATTTACTAATGTTAAGAACTGGGTTGTTCAAAACATGGACAATGATCCTAGTATGGTCATGCGTAAAATTTATGACAGTATCTATAACGTACTGAAACCTCCTTCTATTCCAGAAGCAGTTCTTATTATTGCCAAGTATATGAAAGACATTACTCTTGTTCCAGATCAAGAGATTAATTTGTTAGCATGTCTAACAGAAATTATGATGAGTTGTGAATTTAAATGAGCAAAAAAAGAACACAGAATAAAGAGAACTATTACTATATTTTTTGGATCGTAGCTATGGTAGCATTTATAGTTCCACAAGTGTTTACTGCATATGGTATAATGAAGATAACTGATTTCTTAGAAAATAAAGTAGATAAAGTTATTATTCAAGAAATAAAAATTAAGTAATGCCCAAAAGATTACCAGACAGAACAAAAACTAGTAAACCAAAATTGTTACCAGGTGAAGTATTTCAAATGCTAATGGTTTACAATCTTCCACACAAGTGGATGTCAGTATCAAATTACGGAAGACTTTTTTCTCATAGAAGAAAAGTTGGTAGAGGTGTTGGTGGTGGTAGAGGAACAAGACTTGAATATGATCCTAATTATTGGTTGGAAAGTATTTGGTCTGAAGAATATCAAACTAGAACATATACAGACGGAACACAAAATAAAAAATTAACATGTCTTTATAAAAAGATAACCTTACCTAAAGGTTTTTTTGATGGAACTCTTCTTGCTGATTATGATTATCATGCTAGTTCAAAAGATACATTCAATAAAAGGATTACTATACATCAGGCAATCATGTGGACATTTAGACCTTGGAAAAATTATCCTCCAAAAGGCATAGATCCAAAAGTTTGTCAAAATTTAGATCCAACATTAGAACAGTATCTTGTTATGTCATCGGTAATTAATCATAAACATCATAGACCAGATAAAGATAATTATGTTTGTATAGAAGATCGATCTAAAGATGATTTAGAATATGTTACTCCAAGTGATAATACAAAAGAAGCGGTAAAACATTATGGTGGAGCAACTTATCAATCAAAAGAACTTAGAATATTAAAAGAAGAGAAAAAAGAAAACAAGAAAATAGATAATATTATCACGTTGCCAAACATTATTAATTTCTTGGAATGAAGAAAACAACACCAAATAATGTAGAAGAAGCACACGAAGCACTTTTTCATGCTAGAATGAATTTACCTGATGCAGCTGCCCATTGTGGCATGACGCAGAAACAACTAAAACTAACCTTCCATGAATACTTAAAGTACCATGCCTCAGACTTTGAAGTCACTAAAAACACCCCTTAGATATCCAGGCGGTAAGAGTAGAGCACTAACTAAACTCTTTCAATATATCCCTGATCTAAAAGATTATACTGATTACCATGAACCTTTTCTTGGTGGTGGTAGTGTAGCATTAGAGGTAACCAAAAGATATCCTCTATTGAATATCTGGGTCAATGATCTTTATGAACCACTGTATAATTTTTGGAAAGAATTACAGAACAATGGTGAAGAAATTAAAAACATACTTCTTCAACTTAAACTAAGACATCCTGATCATGGTTCGGCAAAACAACTTTTTCTAGATGCCAAAAAGTATCTTGAAAAAGATGTTAAAGAAACTGAAAGAATTCATCGTGCTGTTTCTTTCTATGTTGTTAATAAATGTAGTTTCTCAGGTCTTACAGAATCAAGTTCATTCTCAAAACAAGCAAGTGATAGTAATTTCTCACTAGCAGGCATTGATAGACTTGGAGAATATCAAAAATTGATTAGGAATTGGAAGATTACTAATTTGTCATATGAATATCTTCTTAGTGATGTTAAGGAGACATTCATATATCTTGACCCACCTTATGAAATTGGATCTAATCTATATGGTCGTAAAGGTTCAATGCATAAAGGATTTGATCATGATAAGTTTGCTCTTGATTGTGATCGACATATTTCTCCTCAACTTGTATCTTATAACTCGTCGCAATTAATTCGCGACAGATTTTATGGATGGACAACTGCAGAATTTGCTCACACTTACACAATGAGAAGTGTGGGTAGTTATAATACAGATCAAGCATCCCGCAAAGAACTAGTCCTTTTAAATTATGAAGTGTGAAGTAAAACTAATTAAGGCAGGAACTGTCTTCACTGAAGAAGTTATTGCTATCGATTACCAAGATGCACGTAAGGTTGCTCTTGCTCGTAATCCTGGCGCCACAATCATAGGTGTCAATGCAAAATTTTAAACTCTGGGAGATTTGGAAATATGCACTCGGATCATTCTCAGACGACAGAACAAAAGAATATGACAATTACGTGGTTGTGGTACGCACTGTTATATTCGTCAGCTATCTTATCACTAACTGCTTTATTATTAGCGGAGTAATCCGTCACTGGAACAATGTACCAACTGAAAGACTACCTATACTCGATCAACCAATCCAAGAAAAACATATTGGATGATGACATAGATGCTGAAAGAAAATATCCTCCTTACATTGTAAACAGATGTCTCAGTTCTTTTACTGATACCATCTTGTATGTCAATGAAATGAACAAGAATTCTCATCTTGAAAAGAAGCTTCAGTATGATTTTTTACTAAATAGTGTGAAGCCTAGGAAGCGTTTCTCTCCTTGGGCGAAGAAAGATTCTATTGATTATCTTGATATAGTTAAAGAGTATTATGGTTATAATGACGATAAAGCTCTGCAAGCACTTAGGATACTCACCAAGGATCAATTAGATCATATTAAAAAATTATTGAACAAAGGTGGAAAAAATGAGTGAGATAGAGATCCAGTGGAAGCAAACTGATATGGTAGAGGTGGTTCTTAATGAACCAGATGACTTCCTTAAAGTGAGAGAGACACTAACTAGAATAGGTGTAGCTTCTAGAAAAGAAAGGAAGTTATATCAATCATGTCATATTTTACATAAACAAGGTAAGTATTATATTGTACACTTCAAAGAATTATTTGCATTAGATGGAAAGAATACAAATCTTTCTTTGAATGATATACAACGTCGTAATCGTATTATTCAACTCTTAGTTGATTGGGGTTTAATTGTTATTAGTTCTGTAAGTAAAGAAAAGATAACAGATCTTGCTCCTCTAAATCAAATCAAGGTGCTCTCATACAAAGAGAAGGGCGAATGGACGCTTGAGAGTAAGTATAATATTGGACGAAAGAAATTAAGTACAGATGAATGAAATTGATAATGTATTAGATAGTGCATACTGTAGATGTATATACAATAAAGAAGAAAAAGCAGAAAAACATTTATACCGTTGGAAAAGTTGGGAGGGTAATACACCTTTTGCACCAGTATATGATGTGCCAATATGGTTAGATGATATTGATAGTAGTCTTTCAGAACCTTTAGTTCAATGTATGATTGAAAACAATCATGGTAATTATAGACAATACTGGAAAGAATATAATATTTTTAAATGGGAATACCCATGTCTAAAGTTATTAAGAGAAGAAATTTATAGAATTTATAAAGATTATATGGAAGCATTGCACTTACAACCAGAACTTCCTGAGAGTTTATGGATTAAAGGATGGGCGGTTTGTTTAGAAGAAGGTGAAGAAATAGAACAACATTGTCATGCATATCACGAGAACTCATATCTAAGTGCAAATATTAGTTTTGCATCTGGTACTACAACTGATTATGTTATTCCACATTTATCTTCGTATTATGGGTTTTGGAGATGCCAGAATAAAAAAGGAAGAGTTACTATGTTTCCAGCATGGGTAGAACATTCTGTTGAACCTGTAAAAGAAAGAAGATATAGTATTGGTTTAGATTTATTTGATTTCAATACAATGGATTATATTTCTAATAATAGAGATCCAAATGATCGTGAACAAAACACTATACTAGAGGCAATACAATTAGCGTAAACCGTAATGCTGATGAGGGTTCTTACTACCCTACCTTTTATAAGGTTCGGTTATAATTATAAGTGTGATGCCGAAAGGGTCACATGTAAACGTCGCTTTTTATAGGACAATGGTAACATTTAATTGGGAGACTTATACTCCTTTTACAATCGGTTTAGATGAAACATTCAGTAGACTTGAAGCTCTTGCAGGAACAAGAGACAACTATCCTCCTCACAATGTCGTTAATGGATCTGATGGTAGAACCATACTGGAACTCGCTCTTGCAGGATTTTCAAGAGGAGATATTGAGGTGGAGACAGAACGGAATGTTCTAACCGTTTCAGCAAACAAATCTTCTAAGGAAGAAAAACAATATCAACACAAAGGTATTTCACAGAGATCTTTTTCAAAGAACTGGCAAATGTCAGATGATGTTGAAGTTGAGAAAGTAGATTTTGAAGATGGTCTATTAACAATCACTCTGAAAAAAGAACTACCAGAAAAACAAAAAAGAAAGAAACATTTCTAAATGAACATGGGCACTTGACGGTGCCCTTTTTTAATGCTAAACTTAAAGCTGACTCACTAAAACTATGGCGGTATCAATCGTAACTTTAAAAACAGGTGAGCGTGTTATCACTGAGTTAAAAGAGATTTTTGATGGTGAAGGAGACAATAAAAAAGGAGTCTGTCTTCTCATGGAAGATCCATATATTCTCAATTTAGATAGTGCTCAACCACAATATCTAACAGAAGCACATGGCATGGAATACCAAGTTAGATTTAGTAAGTGGAATCCTTACTCTACTGATTGGCAATTCAAAATTCCATATGATTGTGTTATGACTATTAGCCAACCAGAACCAGGTTTGGAAAATGCTTGGCAACAAAAAATTACTGAAAAAAATAAATTAGAAAATGACGGAACAACTAAAGACGAATCATAATATTCGTGTTGTAAATCTTACAACTGGTGATAACGTTCTTTGCATGTTTGGTGAAGTTCGTGGAGATGAAGATAAAGTTATTGGATATCGTATGTTGTATCCATACAAATTAACTCTTGGAAAAGAGAATGAAGATGGAACTATTCCTATTCAGTATACTCGTTGGTGTCCTTTTTCTCCAGTAGAAGAACATCGCATGGGTGGTGAACATATTATTAGTGTCGTATATCCAGACAATGGTATTGTTGACAATTTCACAAAAAGACTTCATGAGATTGGATTAACTGACGACAAAATTTTCTTTGAGGAACCTAATGGAGATAACAGCGAACCTGATAAAACTGCAGCATGAGTGGATCGTAGCTCAGGTTGAATCAGTAGAGGGAGAAACTTTACCTGGTGATCCTGATGTTTGGCTAATTGAACCTTATGTGGTAGACTATGAAGGTCAACTCTGTCCATGGGCAGAACACTCATCTGA